ACGTTAGCAACAGCGCCAGTACCATTGATGATGGCCTGGACCGCGCTAGTGAAGTCCGTTACCTGTGAAGCAGTGATAGCAATCGCTACGCTGCTTGCGCTAGTGGCACGACCCTTGGCGTCAAAAGTAACCTGCGCTACGCTAGAAGCACTGCCGTATGTGTTGGCCGTTACTCCGCTGTTAGCTAGAGTGATGGCTGCACTTGCGTTAGCAGAGCCGTCAAAGGAAACACTCCATGTAGCATCACCCGTAGTGCTAATAGTACGAGCCGTAGCCAACTTGGTGGCCGTGGCGGCATTACCAGTAAGTTCACCTGTTACGTTAGCAACAAGGCGGCCCAGTGTGAAGTTGGTTACCGTATTGCCTGGGGCAGACGTAGCATGACCAAGGGTGAAGGACGCTTCACTTGCGCTACTTGCAGACGCATCGTAGAAGAACGTAGCGTACTTTGTTCCGCTGTTGACGTAGTTACCAAAGAAACCGATGTCTACGCTATTGGCTACGTTGCCATTGGCGTACTGCATCATGTTGTCCGCAATGGAAACAATGGTGCTGTCAATCGTAGTGGTCGTTCCGTTGACGGTGAGGTTTCCTCCGATGGTTACTGTAGAGCCGTCATCTGTAATCAGAGAGTTGGCAAATTGTCCACTAGCCGTTGTCCACTTTGGTACCGTGTTGTTGGTAAGGCTTCCGGCATTCTTGATGGCAATATCGTCAGCATTAACCGTGATACCTGTTCCTGCGCCTACGTTCAACGTAACGCTGCTACCAAGGGCAACAGAGCCTCCGTCCGTAAGACCGCTTCCTGCTGTTACAGTTACGCTTGAGTTGGTAAGGGAGCTGTTAGGAATAGCGCTAAGCTGTAGCGTCGTTCCGCTGATATTGATACCGCTTGCACTAGAAGTAGCAAGCCATGCAGACACGCCGGCTGAATCGTCCCAGAAGAAGATGCGGTCCGCACCAGGGTCCGTCAAGTCTTCAAGGCCCAGGTGGTTCAGCTCTACGCTGTCAGCGTTTACTTGGATACCAGTACCCTGACCTACGTTGAGGGTTACATCGCGTGTTCCGGTCTGAGTAAGACCAGCACCTGCTGTTACGCTACGGATGTCACCACCTACGTCAACCCACTGAGTTCCGTCCCAGAAATAGATGGACTTATCTCCAGCACTGGAGTCATAATAAACCTGACCTTCAACCGGGCTGCTTGGCGCATTGGCCAAGTTCTGAATGACTGCGTTCTGCAGTTCATTCTGGTTGAGGTTAATAGAAGATACAAACTTAATAGCCATTAGTTGAAGAATGCTTTACCGCTGAAAGCTCCAGCGAAGGTTAGGGTTACTTGGTTAAGTGAATCGTATTCAGTCTCTCCTACGACAACATTATCGGCAGAGTCAACAACAGTTACAGATGGGTACTTAGCCAAGTTGTGAGCAATTACCCACGTAGCAGAGGGTGATGACTGAATGTATACGTAGTGCGCATCCTGACTTACACCACCAATGACGCCAGTGACAACAACCTTGTTGCCTTTCTCTTTGGCAACAACGGCATCACCATTGACTTGCTTTACGACAACGGAGTTCTTTACGTCATTAACTACGATTGAGCTCATTCTACCACATCCTCGTTAACGGTGAACATTCCATAAATCCAGGTCTTAACAACACCGGCATCGTTACTCTGAAGGCCATACACGTATACACCGCCATCAATGGTAGCCATCGTATTCGCTGTTGCAGTAACATACAGCTTGCCCGTGCTATTGCCCGAGTAGCTGAAGTCCGTATCATCTAAGACTGGAGTGGGAGACGTATCGCTGTCGGACACATCCATCTTCCAGGTGTAAGCAGTAAGGTCCATAGGGTTACCGTTAACATCATAGAAATCAATCTCTAATGCAAACGTGTCTCCCTTACGGCAGGTGATGTCTACCTGCTGGGCATTGTCAAGATTTACTGAAGCACAACCACTCATAGCACAAAGTTAAACATTCGTTAACGCGCCCACGATGCCGGAGTCAAGAGGGGGGCGCTCTCCCTTGCGCTGTGATATTAGTTTGCTCTGAGCTACTGCCTGCTTTTCAATACGGAAATCCTTACGGTTTTCCTTTTCGTTTTCAGCTTGCATCTTCACTCCGCTTTCAATCTGCTGCTCGACTACACCGAACTGACCGCGCATCTGCTCAATCTGTATCTTGAAGTTGTACTCCATCTCCAGAAGCTGTGCTTTGATTTGGCCTTCCATCTGTAGGCGCTGCGCTTCGAGCTGAGCCTTGAGCTGGTCTTTCTGCATCTCGGATTGCGCTGCGACCTGAGCGGCCTGAGCATTGGCCTGAGCTTGGAGCTGTGCCTGCTGTGCCATTTGCTCTTGTTGCTGCTTGATGCGCTTCTTACGGCGTACAACAAGCAAGCGCTCGGCTTGCTCTACGTCTTTGATTTGACGGATAGCAATAGCATCCTCAAGGTCAATCTCCTTCTGCGCTAAGGCAATCTGGATGTTCTGCTCCAGGTACTGCTTGTCCATCTCGCTCATCTCGGTGATGACCATAACGCCGAAGTTGTACATGCCAAGGTTATCAAACGATGACAGCACAGCCATATTGGTCTCGCCAATGGCGTTGGTATAGATGCGGTACAGTACGCTTTCCTTTGGGATAATCTGCAAACAGCGGACGATATCATCACACACCTTCTTGTACAGAACCTGTGCAGCATGGGTGATGTCGTAGATAGCGTTGTTGCCAGCAGCAATAGCCTGCTCACGAACGCCAACAAGAGCGTCTCCCTTGGGTGTCGTTCCGTCCATCGCCTCGTTGATTCCAGTAGCATCGCGAATCATACGTAGGTAGTGGTTGTATAGAGCCACCAGCTCTTCGATGTTGCGGATGCGGTTGCCAATCTCACGTACGGGTGGGTTCTGGAATCCTCCTTCTGGATTCTTGGAACGGTAATAGAAGATACCCGTCTGCTCGTAGATGTCTTGAATCTCTAAAGGCTGAAGCTCACCGCCACGTCCAAGCTGTACGTTCTCCAGTCCTTCAATGTCAATGATAAGTCCATCGGGTTTAGCCTTGGCGATAGACTGCTGAATCTTTAGGTGGGTGATTTGCAGCATATCTGCAAAGCCAATCACAGAAGAAACCATTGACTTAGGAATCATACCACGGATGTTCGTAGCTACTACGCTGTAGGACAAGCGAGCACGGGTGATATCGTGGATGTTCTTGGGTAGGTTTTTCTTGGGGCCGTAGTTAAACAGGAAGTCCGTACCTACGATGTAGGAGCCTCCGTATACAGTAGCGTTCGCCATGTATACAGCTTCGCGGTCATAGACAGACTGCTGGGGTGCGTTGTACTCATTGCCCTTGTAGTAGAAGCCGATGTTACCGTAGGCGGACTGCTTCTTCTCAAAGATGACGTTGTCCACACTCATGAACTCAAAGTCCATGACCTCTACCTTGTATTGGTCATAGCCCTGGCGATAGCGAGTGCCGGGTCGGCCATAACCGTTGTTCTCTACAGAGAACTGGTCTGGCTGATTTCCGTACTTGTTCATGACCGTTTTGGCAATCTGCTCGTACTGCGCTTCGGTGAACTGGTCACCAGCTAGGCGCTTGAGGTCCATGATTGTGATGTATCGGAAATGCCCGGCGTATGTTAGCTCCGTGAAGTTGGGGTCATCCGTATAGTTGTGGATGAACATCTTCGGGTCTACGTACTCTTCTTTGATTCCGTAGTTAGGGTCATTGGTGCGACGGGCAATACCCATACCGAGTACCGCTACGTCCTCTACACATCGACGGTAGATAGCATCGTTGAAGTCGTTCCACTTGAGTGTCATCTCCGTGGCCAACTGCGCCGCAATCTCTGCGTCCGTTTTGACATTTGTGTCTAAGAAGATTTCAGTTTCTTCTGGAGTATCCGGCAAGGAGTTTGGGTCAGTATCTACCTGAAGGCCAAGAGATTGCGCTTCGGCAATCATCTCCTTGTTCTGGATTTTTAGAATTGTTGCATTCTTCTTTTTGTCTTTCTCTGTGCGAGAGAGAGGGTCGACAGCTTCTATCTGTGGATATGGAGCGCGAGACAAAATCTTATTGACAACAATCTTTACGAACTTAGGTACAATAGGTACTGGCGTATAGTCAAGGGTCAGGAGTGTTCCGTCCCCGTTGTTGTTATCTAAAGAGTTTAGAATCTGACGATAGATAGAAGTATCCTGCGTTCCCTGGGCGTAGTCGCGGCAGCGTTCAAACTCGCCGTTGCGTCGTCCATAAAGAGAATTCTGATAGTCACTACCTACCCATTGCGCAAACATCGCCTTGGCATATTGCATTCCATATGCCTGTGACATTTTCTCCTCAACCCCCGCTAGGGGGTCAGGAAATGAAGATTGACCCTTAATGTATTGATTGTCCATACTCAAGGTGGGCTATACCGCAAATATACTTCATATTATCAGCGTAGAATTATCTGACCTTTCCTAAAGAATTTCTTCACGTTGAAGTCTGTTCTTTCTTTTTCTGGCTTATGTCCCTGCGCAGCAAGCAGTGCTAATCCGCTAGAGATTGACAAGTCATATTTGGTACGGTCATCCACCTTAAAGTTAATCCAATCTTCGAGCGTTCTATCAAGGTACATCTTACCATGTTGCATGGTCTCTTCGTTGAGGCCTACGTGTGCATGGATGTATGCTTCAATAGCTTGGGCATGCGCTTGGATAACATCTTGTGAGTTAGATGGTATTCCCTTTGTCTTTGTCTTACTACCGAACCCCGTGGATAGATGCTCGGGTCTGTCAAGCAGATACCTGTCATAACCTCTTGATTCAAAGTATCTTGCGATACCGTACTTGTTATTCTCTATAAGGATAGGATATCCATAGAACCTAGCAGCCATAAGAACATCCTCGTAGAATATCTTGGCCAGGGGAGGGCGAGAGGCGTACTCTGCAACGAACATATTGCTGGGGTGCGCCATGTTAAACTTGTTAAACATATGGCATGCACCTTTAGAGCCGCGCCCATCTACAGTGGCATCAATGTCATAGGAGTCAACACCCCCACATCCTAGCCATGCGTTATCTGGATTTGGTTTGTTGCGCAGCTCCTGTGGTGGTAGCCATGCTACCCTCCATCGCCCGTTGGGGTCTGGGCTGAAGACAACCTCACTATCGCTGACACCACCTCTCCAGTTGAAGTTGCCAGTTACAATGGGAGAAGGGTAAAGCTCTTGGTTGTACTGTATCTGCTCGTATATCTTCTGCACATTGAACAGCGATGCCTTGGCGCTATCTCGGAATGCTTCCGCTGTTGTGAATGGGAACTGGCGGATAACTTCGTTCAGCTCATACGAGTCATTTACCAGGGCTTTCCTTTCGTTCTTTAAGAACGTCTTGGCCCCTATGCTTACAAGCTCGCCGTCTGTGGATACAATGGGTTTCTCTGGGTCATCAGCTACGGGCATACCGTAGCTATCAAAGAATCCCTCTAGGGCGTCGTATGCGGGTATGAAGATGGAATACAATCCACTGCGCGTACGCCCGTTTTCGTTGCGCTCGTTTGGGCTACTTGAATCGTACAGGTCTCTGAACTGTCTGCCCCCCTTGTCTAGTGGGTTGACGGTGCTACCAACTATGGCCTTGCCTACAATCTTTCTACCTACCAGTAGACAGGTTCTGTGGATACGCCATGACTCGCGTATGTCGGTAGGCTTCTCCCACTTGCCTGCCTCGTCTAGGTATAGGATGTGTAGCTTCTCACCGTCGTATGCGTTGTTGGTGGTGTTCTTCCAGTTGACTACCGTGTTAAGGGCTTCTCCCTTTTGGGAGGTCTTATTCTTCTTGGTAATTCGCTTTGATGGTTCCCGGAAGGCTAGCTCCATACGTGGGTTGGTAGTACCGTCCTGGATGGGCTTAAAGAAGAAGGGTAGGGACTTATAGATGGGAACAACCTTCTTCATGAAGATGTTCTCCTGAGCGTCGGAGCCTGTCTTTGACATGACACCAAGGAGCTTCTCCTTTACCTGCGTGGCCTCGTTGACAAGGACAGAGGCTGACATATTGGTGTATCCCGAGCGTCGACACTTGACATATACCTGCCCTAGACATCGTGGGTCTACTGAGCAGGCTTCAAGGTGTACGAACAGTTGACGCTGGAAGTCCAGGTAATCTGGGTACCCAATATCAATCTTGGACCACTGAAGAAAGAAGTAGTGGTTTCCTGTGATGTAGGTTGGGTTTCCGTTGTTGTAGAACCAAAGTCCGTTTCTGCGTCTTTCATATTCCTGTGCAATATAAGGTGTGTACTTCGCCCGAAAGGAGTCAGGCATCTCTAACCACTGCTCCATGCTGGCGATACGCCGTAGCTCCTCGGGCAGTTCCTTGCGTACCCATCGCTGCTGCTCTTTAGGCAGTTCGTGGTACAGTATATCTTTCTTTGACGGTTGCTTAGGCAACTGTATGTCGAGCTCAGATATAGTAATAACATCGCCCCGCGTTTCCACGGGGCAGATGTTAACTACATATTCATCTTGTATCTCAACTAAACCAGCCATTACGAATCCCAGTATACGAAGACCCAGTCGTCATTTTGAGTATTGTTCTGCGAATCCGCCTGAATAGTCACGTTGCTCTTGTAGCTCGCCATTGTCTTTGAGGGTTTTTATAAGTTGTTCAAGGCGTTCGCGCTCTACGATAAGCTCCTTAGCATCAACCGCTGTTTGCTTTATCGCCTGCAGTTCTGCCTTCCGTTGTGAGCCGCTAAGGTCTTGGTCTACAGGCTTTTGTATTTCCTGTATCATGTTCTCAATAGCTATCTGCATTGCCTCCATGAGCCTTTGTGCGGTCTGCACGCTATCATACTTCTTCTGTAACCTTGGCATAGATGTGTTGTAAGTAAACTCGGTATAACTTTTCGCCATCGACTTCCATCAGATAATCGGCATTCTTCATGAAGAACACCTTGTCGCCTTCGTGTAGGCCCAGCTCTTCGAGCTTCTTGGAACCGTACCGAATATAGCCGTACTGGTTGTAGGTCTTCTCTCGCTGCACTAGCTCAAGAACATCACTCTTCAGTTCAGCCTCCTGCTCTGCCGGGGTTAGGAATATCCATTCTCCTAGGATTTTCACTTCACCGGTCTCCTTGCTTTTGTGAGCGTAGGCCTGACAAACGAATGGGTCATTTCCCCCATCGTAAGTAACATAGTAAAGGCCGTGCTCCCCATCAGCAAGCTGGCCACGCCGTTCTTTGTTTTCATTTAACTGCTGCCCATTATATACGAGGTGATTTCCTCCAAGGACAACGTGGTGATGAAAGTATAGCGTGTCGCCAATCTCCACTCCAGTGTCGTACTTCAATGGAACGCCAACGACCTCTCCCTCGTAGGCCCTGTGTTGGAATTCGTTAAATCTTGAATCGAGGTACAACTCAGACTCTCCTACCTTTAAGGTATCATTGACAGCCTTCGGAATGTGTACAATAAAGTAATATAGGGGTTTCATTCAAAATCACAGTCGTGTTCAATTAAGCATGGCATGTCGTCAACGGTCTTCCAGAGCATGATGCCCTTGTCCTCGTTAAAGATGTACACAAGGTACCGACGAATTCCGTATTTCGCAAACGTACGTTCGTCAAGTACAATTGAATCCACTACTGCATCCCCAGCCTTCTGTCCTACGAAGTAGGCCATAGCATCCTTGGGGTTTTGTCCGATGATAATTTTTCTGATGAGTTCCATTTTATTTTCAATTTAGTGGTTAGCTACCACAAGCTTCACACTCTGGGTCGTCAATGCTGCACGTGGGGTTCACGGGAATTTCTTCCAAATCGTTAAGCCAGGACCCGAAGTCCTCTCCTTTCTCGCTCATGGTGTTTATTAGTTAAGGTTAAGCCAATAGTCTATGGAGTCGCTAGAGGGCGCGTCGTCATCATCGTCATCGTTGATGTCGCTGTTCTCCACATAACAGCGATGCATGGCATCAAACATCGCGTCTATCTCTGTATCGTTCTCTGCGTTGAAGCCGGCAAGAAACTCGTAAGAGTTGTTCTCCTGGTCTTCATCGTCAATCATAAAACCAAAACAATACGAGGCAAGGAACTCGCTGCCAGCATCATTGCTGCGTATGATTTCCACCACCTCGTCCATCTTCTCTTTAATCAAGATGAACATTTCAATTCTCTGCTTTCGGTCCATTAACCAAATTTAGTAATCGTAATCGTAGAATTTGTGGTGACGGTTGTTGTTCCACCCACAGTCTCGCTTACGGCTACTGTCCATTGGTCTCCTGGGCTAAACCATATGGTCTTACTAAATGCTGCAGTATAGGTTCCCGCTTTAAGAGTTCGGTAAGAACGTATCTCTACCGATGGACCAGATTGGTTTTCAATTTTGATAGTGACGTCTGTATTTCCCGCCGCGACTAACTCCAGAGATATATGAACGTCGTAATTAGCCTCTACGTTCATTTGAAATCCATCGCGAGGATTAGTGAACGACACCAACTCCATGTCTTCATATGAAGTTCCAAATGCAACACAAGAAGTTGCTGGAGATGTAGAGCCGGTTGCCAACTGGCCATCTACTTCAGCAAAGTATAGGTCCGTGTCAGATGTTGCAAGGTTAATGTTACTTTGAAGACGGGCAACCCATACGCTTGGAACAATGGAAACATTATTAGCAATGTATGAAGCCTGTGCGTTTGCGGTTATGTACTTGTATTCTGCTGCGCTTTCGTCCCAAATGAGGTATGCATCATTATTAGCAACGGCATCAAATGGCAGATTAGCAAGTGAAGATGCTGGAAGAACACCAACCGTACTACCTGTTGATGTTAAAGGGGAGTT